GCTGATGCGTGCGTTCTCGGCCGAAGGCCATTCGCCATGCTTGCCATGCGCGAATCTAACGCAGACCAGTCCGAACGAGCGCCGGGTTAGGCGCGGGAGGTTGAGATGAGCGAAGAACTGCCGGCTGTGGCAAGACTGTACTACTCAGGCAACGGACACCGGAGGTACAAAAGGGCGAGTACGCGGAGCGGGCCGGGCGAGCCGCTTTGTTTTGTAAGCGTAGCCAGTTATGCCCTGCGCCGCCGCGATGCCGAGATTGCAATGCTGCGGCTTGCAATACAGAAAACGCTGGATGAAAACGGCCACCTGGCTGACGGCGACAACTGCACGCTGATACGTTTGAAGCGGGCACTTGAGACGCCTAACACCCAAGTTCAGCCGTGACGCGAAGCGGCATCGGCTGCAACGCGTTGTTAGACCTCACGCTAGGAGATACGAAATGGAAACAAAGAACGCGGTTATTGAGAGTGTGCGACTCACGACGGACGACCACGGATGCCTGAGCGCATGGCTGATGCTGGACTACGGCGGCAGCGGGCAAGGGTTCGGCGGATACGCGCTGTACCTGCCGCGCAGCTTCACGCACCACGAACTCAAAAGCGTGGCCGGGCATTTCATCTGGCGCGTGATGGAGGTTGCCGGCGTGACGGATTGGGACAAGCTCAAGGGCAAGACCATCCGCGTGCGCGGCACGCACGGCGGCGTTGAGGCGATTGGGCACATCATCAAAGACGATTGGTTTGAGCCGCGCAAGGACTTCAGTGAGGTCTAACGCTAGGTTAACCGGGCCACAACGCGCGGCCCACAGCAACACAGAAAGGCACGACCATGAGTGAGAACAGCGAGGCCGTTGGGGCTCCGGTTCAACCGTCAGTTAGGCTGCCGGATGAAGATGCAGCCTTCAAAGACTGGGTGCGCGACATCCCGCTTCACGAGCGGACGCCGTGGAACGTGTGGCACGCTGCCATTGACTGGGTGCGCCGCAATGGCTAAGCGCAAAGAGCCTGACACGCGCTGCCAGCTCTGGCTGCTTGGCCGCAACTGCAAGGCGCGTCGATGCGCGAACCCTGCTTACGGGTGGGACGCGCACCACCGGCGCGCATGCCTGGAGCACATGCCGAAGGCCCTGCTGCCTGCCGAATTGAAGCAGCAGCCTAACAGGTATTAGCCAAACCGTCGAAGGTCTGCATGTACCGCCCACTCTCAAAGCGACAGCAGGAACTGCGCGCCCGCAAGCTGGAAGCCATGCGACGCGGCAAGGACCGCGCCCGCATGGAGCGCCCAGCACCAAGCCGCGCACCAGACCTGCCGGACCTTCGCCGCGTGCTTACCGTGACGGACTACGACGGACCAGAGCCAGTGACGCACACCATCACCATGCACAAGACACGCCGCGTTGACGTGTACCGCTGCTACGCTGGCGGCATCGAATGGCAGTGCTGCGGATGGTCGAAGGTGCTTGACGCCATGCGCAGATCATTCCAGCGTGTGCCGTCGCCTAGATCGGACTTGTGGACATGACCGCCAAACTACCGCCGCCACAGTGGCCGTCTGATGGGCCCTACAGCCCAGTTGATGACGCATACTCAGTTTACCAAATGCTATCGTTTGCTGCCTCAGCAGTAGCGCAAGAGCGAGAGCGGTGCGCGAAGATCGCAGAGTCCATAGATGATGGAACGGACGATCTACGCAGAGGCAGCGATGGGCGCGATATCGCAGACGCTATCCGCAGCCAGTAGAATAGACACGCTTCATCAGATCAGCGGCGGCGTGGAAAGCAGACACGCCTCGGATTGCCATCCAGGGACCACTGAGAGCGAATGACTAGGCACCGCAACGGAGCCCTAGCGTTCTAGGTGGTTAGCAGGAGTAGCGCCCTGCCCGCTGATCTGATGGTGAATGCGTGATGCTGACACGCTCGACTGGAACAGTTCGGAAGGCCGCCAGCATGGATTAGCCGAACACGCCGGGGATCAGCACCGGCCACCATCACCGGTTTCCGCTGTTTGCGAATAGCGAATACGCCGCCTAAACGTCAGTTATACGTCTAGCATCTCGGGACACACCGTAGCCCTAGCCACCTGCCCAGCCTTGCTGCTGTAGGTGATCGCGTTCATCTCCCGATCCGCGATCCACCCGCCACGCGCTGCATACGCATCCCGCGCTGCAATGGTCGGGTGCTGAATCACCATGACGCCTGAATGCTCCTGCTCGTGCTTGTGGTGCAAGTGCCCGGTGTGGACGTAGCGCCTAACGGTTGAGCCCCACACTGCCGGGAACTGGGCCGCGAACAACAGCGGGAGCTGATCGATCTTCTTCAAGTGACCGTGATGCCATGCAAGCATCGTCTTGCCGTGCTGTAGGCAGTAGTACGGCAGCTCGGAGTCGATAACCTCAACCCGTGGCTCCTTCTCGTACAGCAACCCGAACATATGACGCAGCCACACAGACGAAGCAACGTCGTGATTGCCTTCAGCCATGAGGACAACGACTTTTCTATGGCGAGCTAGGGCCATGTCGATGACTGCCCGCAGGATTCGCACTGCCACGCCGACGACTTTGGAAAATCGGCTGTCGCTGTCCAGCTGGTGGCCGCTTGTTGGGGTGACTGCTGCAAGCCCGTCTTGATGCAGAAAATCGCCTAGCTGCGCTATCACGCACTTATCGGCCAGCGGCGATGCGCCGATCAGGTGAGCGACTGCGGCAGTCACTGTGCGCTCTGCAATGTTCAAGTCCCAATCTGCGCCGGTTTCCTTGCCCCATGCGTAGGCCCCAACGTGAACATCTGTCAGTGTGAAGACGTTGCACAGATCAGACGACACGTCAGGCGGCTCGATGGATGGGGCAGAGCGCGGAGTGTCATCCATCAAGGCATCCACTGCCGCCCGTATGATCTGTTCACGCTGCGAGTCGTCTGCTCGCGTCTTCACCCACTGTAGCGCTGGCTCTGCCTGGCCTTGTTTGTAGAGCGTGCTGTGACCGCGAGCCGTGAACCCTGGCGCTACCTTGCGGGTCAGGTCATGCTCAGGGCTGTAGCCCTGCAATGCCGCTTTTCTCCGCACAGCAAGCAGCGCTTGTGCCGCGTAGCTGTAGTTAACACCTAGCGCTCTAGACGCAGCCCGCAAACTCTTGTGCTTGTTGATCGATTCAAGCACCTCAAGCTGGCGAACAGTGCAGTATTCAAATAGTGCCGGGTCGATCCTGTATGTGGGGGCCGGCATTATTGGAGACGCGGCTTGAACGAGCCGCAGACGTACGGCAGTTGGACGGTGCAGCTCACACTTACAGCCTGCTCGCAGTCTTCAACGATCATCACCAGCATCTGCGGAGGGTGTGCCCAGCATTCACCCCAGCGGATCTCGTCGTGCTCTTTGGTTTCGTCGTGAAAGTGCACGCAGCCAGAACAGTCTGAATCTGGACTTTTCTGTTCTGAAAGTCCAGCCTTCCAGTTGTCTATGGCTTTGTTCATGCGGGCGTCCGGTTGCGGCTTGTGGTCTGCCCGAAGAAATACCCGACTATTCCGCCAAGGATCATCCCTTGCGCGCCGTTGATGATTGCCGAGCGCACATTCTCATCCATCGGCGCACCGTACAGACCCATCACGTTGCCCATCATCCAGAAGACAAGCGCCAGCAGGCCAAGAGCCATCCAGAACGAAGGGCTGTGCAGCATGTCGCCAGCGGCCCGCGCCGCCGCGTCAGCCTTGCGCGCACCGTCAAGCCCGCCGCCGCCAGCTTCCACCATTTCGACCCATGCGTTGACTTCGGACGCAGCCGCAGCCAGCGCCGCAGGATCTGCCTTCATGCGCTCGATTGCATCTTGAGCGTTGACAGCGTTGGTCGCCTTCACCACCGTATCTAGAACCACCGACGCCGCCGCAACGTTGCGCTCTGCAACTGCCGAGCCGGGCTTGAAGATTTTGGATAGAGAAGGGATCAACTCGACCACGCTAGGAAGCAGGCCGGCAACTAGGGCTAGTGGGAATGCCATTTTCTTTGGCTCCGGTTGGGTGTAGGGCTCTTGATCTGGACGCGGCGGGACGTGTACGGGTTCAGCGGGTTTTTCGACAGGTTGCGGTGACGTGTCTACTGTCTGTCCTATCGCAGACTTCGCGCGTTCCCATCGTTTGCGACGGTCTTCGATTCCGTTCAGACCACCGTTGATCCGCCTAGTCAACGCTTCAAAGTCTCCGCTGTCGGCCAGTTGGTTGCAACCATGCCTAGCCCACCATGTAGCAGCCGACAACGCGGCCCATCGTGGCTGTTCTAGTTGCTCAGGAGAGGACAGCAGATCGAGCCCTAGCCATTCGGCCATCTGCGCCATATTTGCGCGCCCGGTGCACTGGATCAGACCCCTGCCCCTGAAAAAGTAGCCGTCCCCGATTTGCGTATTGCCTAGAGACTTGCGGCCTTCATATGTCTTCTGCGCGTCAGTCGGCCCCCATATCTCGGACGTGTGCTTAAACGATCCGCTCTCGTGCCCGACTTGAGCCAAGAACGCAGCCAGCCGAGCTGGGCTGGTGATATCGTGCATTGCGCACGCATACGACAGGTGGTCAGCGTATATGTCCGCTAGATCGGCAGTACAGCCGACAGCGGCTCTCAGTAGTGCCGGCGTGATGATCACGGCTTGTCCATCTTGTGATCGATTTTGGTTTCAATCCGCGTCAGAACGTCTTCTAGTCTTTTGGCGTGGTCCCTGAAATCATCACGCCTGACGTAATTACCACTGATTGACGACTGCATATCTGTCAGGTCTTTTTGAAGGCTTCTGATAGCGTCCCACATTACCTTGATAATGAATCCGCCCAAGAAACCAGTTGCGCCGAAAAGCAGATTGATTATCGTTTGGGCGTCCATTGGTGGCCTTAGAGTGCGTATTCGTCAAGAGAGATTGGCGGGGAAAAATTAGCGGTGTGCCGTACGGCTCCTGTGAGCCTGAAGCACTTGGAATAACCAGTCATCACGCGCGAAAAACCGCCTTCGTATCGGTTCTGGCATCCGACAAGGAAACTAGCAATCGCTGTATTTGACGCAACGAGCGTGCTTGTTGTAATGATGCCATCAACTGCAAGCCCGATATTCCCAGCGCCATCGCCCCACACCTCGACGTGAAACGGGACGCCGGCAGTCACAACACCGGCAGCAGTGACAATTGATGTTGCCGTTCCGCTAACGTCTGTGCCTGTCCTGATATTCCAGCCGATTGAACCGTTGGTGCCTACAGTGCAGTAATGATTCCACCGTGCGCCGCCGAAATTGCTGTCATCGCCGAACAGGCAGACAGTATCTGTCAGCGAATCAAGCTGAAAAAACCCGTCCCAAGTATGAGGGCCGTTCCTTGGGTGATAGTTGGCAGGCAGCGTGCAGGCGATGAAGTTGTTTGAAGTCAGCCCGCCAGGGTGACGAATCCACGATGAACCGAACGGCATTCCAGACACAGAAGCCGATACCGTAGCGCCCGACAGGAACGGAGAGTTCCCCAACCCTTGTAGGGCGTTGCTGACTTCATCCAGTAGCAGCGTGCCGGTGGTTGGGTTGACCTGAACTCCATCTGACGGGCCTTCGCCCAGCATCAGGAAAATCACGTCTGCCGCGAACGGATCGCCATACACGGCATTGGGCCGGTATTGGTCGATGAAGATATCCATTAGGCCGGCCACCCTTTGATTGCCACCACCAGGCCCTTAGCTCCAGTCCCGGCTGAGTCAATGGCAATCACGATTTCGTCATCGTCTGCAAGGTCGGTGATACTCACCACGGCAGGCGTTGCAGCCGTCTCGCTGGTTTTCTCGTTCGCGTCAATCGTCAACTGAGTTGACAGCATCGCCACCCCGTTCACCTTGATACTCACCTGAACCGCGCCGCTGGTGCTTGCCGTCAAAAGTGACGCCCTGACTTCAGTAACCGTCAGAGCCGACTGCATGCGGAAATACGCGGCTTGCGTTGTGGTCGTGATTGCAGTAGTCAGATTTGAACATGCAATCTGATACTTTGTCATCCCCGCACTATGGTGTAACTGCGCGATAAATGCAGCGTGCGCTCTCAGGTAGTTGTCAAGCTGCGGGAATACATCTTCGCCTCCTGGCGGGCTATTCAGCCCAGCAGTTTCAGACAGGTCAGCAAGTACATTCGGGACCGGCATGCTTACCTCACATCGAGAGAATAGGTGCAGGCGAGAATGCCCAGCGTCCCGTTGTATGTCCCGCGAATCACGTCAAGCGCGTTTGCGGTCGTTGTCAACGTGGGGGCCGCCCCGCCTGCGAACTTGAAATAGCTGCCGAAGCTCAGAGTACGAGATCCGGTGCCGTCTTGCTTGATGTGCCACTCGTATACGCCGCCATCATGCAATCCGGTAGGGTTACCCAATACCCGGTTGGCTCCGAGAGTCACCTTAAATTGGTTGCCCAACAGTGCATTTGTGGAGATGGTCGCCGCATCTGCAAGGCTGACGAAAGCGAGTTCTGCATAACCGTTGCCGGCCACAATCGCCGAAATCTCGTCCCGCAGCTCGGCAATGAACGTGAACGCTGCCCGCAGGTAGTTATCGAGGTTCGGCATCACGGCTTCAGAGCCAGCCGGAGGGTTAGATGCCGCTACAAGTGAGAGCGTGCTTTTGTCGCTTGGTACTGCCATGAAGGCCCCTAGAACGAAAAAGCCGCCCGAAGGCGGCTGTGCGCTGATTGCAGGATGGACTATCTGCCCGCTTTGGCTGCCGGATTAGGCGCCGGCTTCTACTGGCTGCTATTCGAATACATCGAGAGCAAGCAAGCCGCCAGCAGGCGACAGCATGGGAGAGGCCCTGTTGAGCAAGCCTGCTATCGGTTGGGCCGCTTGTGGGCGGGACGCAACCGCAGCAAGCAGAGCACGCTGCGCGGGGGCTGAATACAGCGCTGCGCCGCCTAGCAGGCTGGCCGGGATTGCCGGGTTCAGAAGCCCCGAGCCGATAGCGCCAGCGTTCATTAGTCTGTCAGCAGTGCCACTGTTCGGAACCTTTGACCCAAGCACGGTCTTTGCTGGGTCGGACAAGTCTTGCATGAACGCTTCGCCGCGTGCGAACTTGCCTTTGTCCTTTGACCTGTCCAGCGCCTTGACCGCGCTTTGAAGTTGGGATGCGTTGAACATCCCATCCTCTGCTCCGATGTATCCAGCAGCACGCTCCAGCCGCTTAAAGTTAGCCCACCCGCTATTGATCGCTTTCAGTTCCTTTGCGTGTGCTGGATTGCTGCGCATCACAAGCTCACGCAGAGACGACTGCACTTCACGCAAGGCGTCTGCAACCAAGCGGGCGTCAGCGTCCGTTGAACTTCCAAATTGCGCTATCTTTTGACCTAGATCAGACTCGACAGCCTTCATGGTCTGCCCGGTCAGTGCGTTTTGGCCTTTGAACTTTCCTAGCACATCGTTTTGCAGGATGCGCTGAAAAGTCTTTGCCGCATTCGGATCGATAGAGCCGTTGGCAACCATGCCGCGCAGGCTCTGCACTTCTTGAGTGAATGTCGGGTCTGCCTTCACAGTCAGTTTAGGCAGAAGCGTGTTGTATGCGTCCGATAGTTTCCCCTGGACGTGCGACACAAGATCGCGCCCTAGAACGCTGGGGGCCTTCTCGCCGATTGGGGCCAGAGCACGATCAGCGACGGCCTTGTTCAAGTCGCCTGCCGCACGCTGCCTTGCGCCCGCGATTGCGTCACCAACGAACGGCACACTAATCGCTTTTTCCTCGGCCTTGTTCGCAAACCCACCGAGAGCCTGCCCAATGGTTGGGCGGATGCCTTCTGCTCTGAGCGCCGCCACTTGCGGGTTAGTCGATGCGTTGGGGCTGATAATCCTGCCAGCGCCACCAAGCACGGCAGGAACAATGGCGCCGCCAGCAGCGCCTAGACCGATCTGCTTCAGCTTGTCTTCAGTGCTGCCAGTGTTCGGCATCAAGCCGCCAGCAAGCGCACCAGTTCCAGCCCCTACACCCACGCGGGCCGCAGTGGTAGCTGCCGCAGGCATGCTCAGACCGAGCGCGGCGTTGACAGGCGAAAGCACATTCCCGGCAAGGCGAGCCCAATCAATGCCGTCTGTCGTCAGCGCGGCTTCACGCTCTTGCGTTTGCTGTTGCACGCCGCCAGCCGGAAGAGAACCAACAATGCCGCGCTCTGCCAACCAGTTGTTGGCCTTGTTGATCGCAGCGACAGCACTGGGAGACACGGAGCGCACAGCGTTTTCCAGCATCTGTGCGCCGCCTTGGATCGGGTCAACCAATCCAGCGGCAAAGCGTGATCCTGCCGACATTGCGCGCGGTGCAGGCGCTTCAGGCTCCTTCTCTGGAGCCGAAAAGTGCTGCTCCATCATGGTCTGCGCTTGCTCTGGTGTGGTGCCTTCAGGAACTTCAAAGCGGGCCACCCGGCCATCTGGCAGATGGAAGCGAGCGATAGGCATTATTCAAACCCCAAGAACTTAGCGCCGCCGGAGGTCGCCTTTGATGGCGTGCCGTTGATATCCGCATACTTGTTCTGTAGCGTCCTAACAGTTTGCATCGCCGCCATACGCTCTTTGATCGGCACACGGCTGTCGCCGATCTTGCCTGCCATCGTCATGTAGTTTTGAACGTCAAAGTTAGACTGCGGACCTTCCATGCGCGGCACGTTCGCAACCAGCCATCCTGACAGCGCTTCTAGCCGCGCCGAGTCCTGCGCGCCAATCGTGCTTATACCAACGGCTCGCGCTGCTGCGTCCGCGACAGTTCCAGCGCCACTCGCGGTAGCCCTGCCAGCCTTCAGAATCGCTTCAGCTTGATCCATAGCCTGCGCCATCTGCTGACCTTGACGTGAGCGGGTGGCCTGCTCCGCTGCCGATCTTTCTTCGCCAGAAGTCAACGGTGGGCGCACGCCTGGGATGATGTTTGGCGGGCTTCCATCCTTTGTAGGCTGAACATATACGGGCTTCCCATCTGGTCCGATAGCTGCCACCGGCGTGCCGAAACTTGCGTTCAGAGATGCTGCTGGAGCGTGGGTCGTCCGCTTTTTGACAAGTTCATCAAGCGCGCGCATAAACGCAGGCGTACCGTCTCCGAACCGAAGTCGAAGAAGATCAACGTCTTTGTCTGTTGCGTCTTTGCTAGGCGCGTCTGGGTTCTGCCACAGAACAGCTCCAGACTCATCGCGGGCAATGTCGCCAGGCTTGCTGACAATCGGCTTCTTTGAGACAGGCTCAAGAGCCTGATTCAGTCCCAGTACGCCACCGAGTCCGCCTATCGATCCGCCTTGGTTTAGGAACGCCATCGGGTCAACGCCACGATTCGCCATCGGAACACCAGGCCCCATGTCGGCCATTGACTGCCTGTTTTCAAACGGCATCCCGAGCAGGCGCGTCATGGTCGATTCGTCCATCTGCTGGCGTTCTGCCTGCTTCTGCTTCTCAGCCTGCGCCCGCTTCAGTTCTTCAAGCTGCATCTGCATCTGCTGCTCTTGCAAAGCCCGCGTGCGTGCCGCCTGCTGCGCTGCTTTGGCCTGCTGCATGTCGCCGATTGCGCCAAGACCTGAAGTTCCCAACGCAGAACCGAACTTCCCGGGCGTTGACATGAGCCGAAGCCCAAGCGAGAGCAACCCGAGGTTGCCCGGGTCTTCGAGAAAGTCGGCCATGTTCAGACCTTGTTTTGCTGGTTGGTTTTGTTCTGGATAGAAGCCGTGCCGCCCAGAAGGCCGCCGACGCCGCTGAACATCGGCCCGCCGGGCTGCGACAGAATGCCTTTTCTCTGCGCGTCCAGATTGGCAAACGCCTGATCAGACGCAGCCTGGCCGGCAGCGTTCCCGGTATAGCGGTACATCGGATCAGGAGCGCGCTGCACAGGCGAACCGATAGCGCCCTTGAAGGCGTCAAGGTTGCCGGACTGGTATGCCTTGAAGCTCTCAGGGTTGAACCCGAACACTCCGTCAGATGATTGGCCGAACATCTGATATCTACGCGCAGCAGTAGCCAGCCGAGACGCCGCGTCTTCATCCGACATGCTCGCGTTGCCGATGTGGTTCCGGTACAGATCAGCGAAGCCTGCGGGTGCGGTTGACGGAGAACCGCCAGAACTCACGGGGGACGGCGTGGTTGTATCCACCGCAGGCGAGCCGTAGCCAACGCCCGAGAAAGTGGGTTGCGTGGGTTGTGTCATCGCTGATCCTTGGTTCAGTTGCTGGCCACTCATTGAGAAGGTCGGGCCGGTCGGTTGTTGCCATTGCGTTTGATTCGCTGGACCGAGTAGAGATGGAGCCTGCGGAGCCGGCAGCAGCGAGGATTGGCCCTGTCCTGACGTGAGCATGTTGCTCATAGCAGGCGCCTGTCCAGAACCGGCAGCATTCCCGCCTGCGTAGCGCCACAAGCCAGAATTGGCGTTTCCGGTGGTGGGCAGTTGCCCGCCGAACGTTGGAACCTGCATATAGGTCGGGGTCGCGCTTGCTGACCACTGGCCTCGGCTAATCGTCGGCGCAGGTCCGCTTGATCCGCCGCCGCTTGATCCGCCAGAACTGCCGCCGCCTGCGCCCATCAAGCCGCCAGCGACAGCGCCGACTAGTTTTGGGTTCTGTGCAGCCCATTGCGCCGCGTCACCCAGCAGGCCACCAGCGCCACTAGCCGCGCCCGTGTAGGTGCCGTACCCAGCAGGCACCGTGCCACCAGCCATTGACCCACCGGCCGCGATGGCTTGCAGCTCAGGAGACAGGCCAGCGCTTGTGCCTAACGCGCCTTGTCCTGCTGTGCTGAGTTCTGGAACCGTTGCGCCCATTCCCTCGATGCCAGCCAGCGGCGCAAGTGAACCAGCAGATCCGCCTCCGACTGCACCAACGGTATCCATGCCAAGCCCGGCCCCATTCGACCATGCCGCAGAGGTAGCCGCGTCTGCGCCGCCAGTAGCCGCTCCAGCCGCAGCGCCTTCGCCAGCCAGTGCGCTGCCGCCAAAGTAACCGCCAGCCGCAAGCAGCAGTTGCTTTAGGTTGCCGTTCGGGTCGTCACGGTTCAAGGTCGGATCACCAACCATGTTCCCTTGCGCGTCCTGAATCCAGTTCAGGTTCTGGTAAGTGTCCGCACCACCACCAGCCCCGACTCCTTGATTTGCCATCAACTGGTAGCCGTTCTGCGCTAGCCAATCCTGCACGTCCTGCGCACGGAATGCGCCTTGCGAACTGTCATCAGGAGCGCCGCCAGTCCACAAATGACCGAGCCCCAACTGTTTCAGGATGGCGTCATAGTTGTTCATCCCGAAGCGGTCGGACTGACTGCCGTCAAAGCCGTAGGTCTGCTCGAGCGGGTTGATTTGTGTGGCGCCTTGCAGCCACCAGCTAGGAACGGTTGCCATGTCAGCCACCAGTCGAGCCGTACAGGTCAGCCAGCCACTTAGCCAGCGCCGCGCCTGTCATTGCGCCGCCGACAACTTGGCTAGTGCGTGACGGGTCAGGCGTGGTCTGCGTGGTGCTGCTGCCGTTATTCATCCCGAGCGCCTGCCCCATGAAGCCGAGTTGATTCTGCGGGTACATCTGCGCTTGGTTGAACCAGTCATTGTTTTGGTTCTGCGCGGCCTGTTGGAACTGCTGCGCTTGGTTGCCAACGTTCGTCAGTTGTTGGGCGTCCACATAGTCCTGATTTGCAAAGTTAGGGGCGGCCATCATGGCTTGCTGCATGAAGTTGCGCTCTTGCCCGTATGCGTTCCCGCGCATGTCAGTAGCGACTCGGCCAAGGTTCTGTTGCAGCGAGTCAGCGCCGAAGCCAGCCGCCTGGGCAACGCCGGTATTGCCGAAGCTGCCGGAACGCTGCATGGCCTTGTCCCATTGCGGCTTTGCGACTTGGTTCCATGCTTTGGTAAGGTCGCCCTGCGCGTTGGAAACCTGCTGGTCAAGGTACGGGTTCGCGTTCATGAAACCACCGTTCATGGTGTTCATCAACTGCGTATTCGCCGCGCCCATCACAGGAGAACCCTGCATGGCGCGATTCGCTGTAGCTGACCACGCTTGCGTCAGGTACGGATTCGGGCCGGTGTAGGTGCCAGGGGACTGCCGATAGGGTTGGTTCGCAATCTCTTGCGCACGCCCCATGTAGTCCTGAGCGTAAGGCTGCATCCAGGACGGCGGTGCGGTGGTGGTGGTTGTCTCAGCCATGTTGTCCCTTACTCGAAATTGCCGTCAAACGTCACCATGTAGGTGATAGTCTGCGATGCCGTTGCTGTACCAACAACGATCTTCATGATGGTTGCGATGAACTCACCCGGGCGAACCACAATTGGGCTGTCAAAGGTGAACAGAATGTCAGGCGAGTACAGGCCACCAACAACCGTGCCAATCGCTGCGGACTGCCAGCCAAGCGCAACCCGACGCGGAGCGTGGGTTGTGGCTGTGGCAAAACTGCCGGTTTCAGCAGTAGCCAGAGAAACAGCCGTGTGTCCGAAGGCCAGCGACCACATCAGCGTGGTAGGAGTTGTGGCAACCGCTGCGCCAGTGTTCATCGTGGCGATCTTCACGCCCTTAATGACCAGATTGCGTCCGGTGATGTTGATCGTCGGCGCGGGGTTCTGGTAGCTGCACGCGATGAAGTCAGTAGCCGCCGCAGCCGCCGCGTTGATCGCACCGACACCACCCAGTCCGGTAACGTTCGCCGCAGTGTTTGAGCCTGCCGCGCTTGTCGGGAGCAGCGGGCTAGAACCCGTTGTGATGGTGCCTGTGAATTGGGTTGTGCCCATCGTGTGGCCGTTCTGCCCCATGTAGGCAGATTGGCCCATGATCGAGTTGGTAACCGACCACGGACGCGACGTATTCACGTCCATAAGCGTGACGCCGATACGCGCAACACGCATGGTGTTTGTGTTGCTCACAGCCCCGGTGTTGTACTTCTGCATGAACACCGGAGCAGACGCGGCTAGCCAAGGCGTTGCGTTCCCAGCCGGCATGTCCATGTGCCCGAGAAACTGATCGTCTAGCCAAAACTCGATTTCACGCTCTGCGATGACGATTGCGAACTTATACATTGAGCCAACCGTGAGGCTGGCGAGCGCGTATAGAACACCGCTTTCGGTTTCCGTGCCGTTGAAGGCAATCACGCCGACAAGGCCGGAAGTCGTCAGCTTGAACCACACGCCATCAGTTGGGCGTGTGATAGCCGCAGTCGGAAGACCAACGCCAGCAAGCCACACTTCGTCGGCGATCAGCGCCGCGCCGAACTGTCCGCCGTAGAACTCGACGGCAAGCGGGCCGGTGTTGACCAACGGGAAGTATTGGAACGTCCGCATGAACGCCCCGTGTGCAGAGGTCGTGCCCTGCACAGCGCTGAAGTTAACCGTTCCTGCGCCTGGTTGAGCAGCGGTCAGCGTTGCAAACGTGTACGCCCAAAGGTTTGTGTTCTGCGTCGTCGCGTTGAAGTTGTCGGTAAACAGAACGGTGTCTGTTCCCGTGCGGATGCGGTAATCAGGTGAAGTCTCAGGCCCCTTCAGATACGGGGTGCCGGTGATCGTCCCATCGTCGTTTTCCGTCATCAAACGAACAGCGCCTACGCGGGCCGGTGTCGTCGCGTCCGGTAGTGCCACCTGTAGGTCAAACGTCGAATTGACGTTCGCCTTACCTGCGGTGCTTGAACCTGTGTCAATGACTGCCATTTATGCCCCAATCGTGTATTGAATCTTCCGTTTGCCGACAATTGGCCCCGGAGTGAAAACAGCGTAACAAGTAGCCGATCCAGTGCCAGGATTGGCCGCGAACGTCGCGCCGTCCCAAGCCCAGTCATCCGCCGTGCGCCCAGTCGCGGGCTTGCCGCTTGGCAGCACCGTGACCTTTGAAGTGGCAGTGATCCCAGCGTCCGTGATCGTGAACTCTGCAGAATAGACAGGCTGCGCGCCAAAGTCGATTTCCGCCTCGCCCCACGACGCGCCAGAGCCACCAAACACGCCAGAAGGCACGTTCATAGCCTCCCACGTTCCGGGAGAGCCTGAAGCGGTGCATATCCAGCCGTACACAACATAGGTGTTCGGCGCGATGCCTAGCTCAGTCGGTGAGCTATTCAGGACAACCGTTCCAGCCGCGTAGCTGCCAAGAGTCGGCGGGGCAGTGGTCGCGGTGTACGTAGCACCTGGCCCGCCAGCCTGCATGGCGTTGACCGTTTGGTTAAGGATGCGGATAAGGTCGCTGACCTTGCGCCGCATTGCCTCCTGCTCAAGCGGGATTACGGGACGTTCGTCTAGCTTCATCGCCGGCCAGCAGGTTTGAGCTTCGGCCTGATGGCCGTCAAGTGGAAATCGCCCGTGAAGTCGGCGCGGAATCGGTGCCAGCGGCCACACTGCCGCAAGTCATGCACGCCATCGTCAACGTTTGCCGTCTGCTGGGTCGTGGCAAATGCGCCTGCTTCGTCTTTGACCAACCCGGTCATCGAGCTTGTGGTTGGGTTCTGCGCGAATCTCAGGCGTACTTCATCGCAGAAGGTGTAACCCTCATCGTCGCCAAAATCGCCAGTTGTGACGTGCGCCGTCTCGCACGTACCTGCAAGAGCTGACAGGGTGTGCGTTGAATCGAAGATCGCAGGCACTTCCCGATCAGCCAGCCAAAACAGCGAGTCATACGGGATGACCGGGCCAGCCTCGAAAGTCGTGATAAGCGGTGACCCGCCATCGTATGTAATGCCGGTGGTGACGTACTGGACAACAGCTTCAGCCGTCTCGTCGGCCACGCCCCAGCGATTGGAAAGAACGTGATAGACAAGGCAGCGCGTGCACTGCGTATCACCAGCCCCAACAAAATAGATCCAGACTAGGTTGTTGTCGCGGTCCCACAGCAACTGAGTCCGGTGCATGTACGTCCCGGACATTTCGCGGAACAGCCACCGACGAACAGCCCCAGTCGCTAGAGGCTTAGGGTTGGACCCGTCGAACAGATACACGTTGTCTTTGCCGACGAAGATATGACCCATCGGCGTATCGACAACGGCATCCATGCCAACGCAACCGATATCGCCTGAGATTTGATTCCACACCCAAACCTCGGGGGCGCCTTGATAGCGCCCGACGTACATCGAGCCGGCTTTGTAGGCCACGATATCGTCGCCAAGCCGCTTGGCCGCGAGGATCTGCCCTGCGCCTTGTACAAGCCGGCCAGAGACACATTGCGTGGTTACGTCAAGAGTCCAGTCTGTCTCATCGAGATAGGCGCAGCAGTACCACTCATCCGAAGCGGTGCTGGTGTTGAACGCGACCGCGAACCCGGAAGCCGTGACGAGAATCTTTGCGTTCGGTGAACCTGCAACATCAGCAAAAGCGCCGCCACCCGTTGACCGCTGGATCAGCGTGCTAGGGTATGCCGCCAGCGTGGAATCACCGAACTGCGCGAAGCTCCATCGGTCGTCAGTGCCGAGCGTGTAGTTAGCTCCACGGCTCCTGTCCGTCCACGTCAGAAGCCCGGTGTCAAGTTGGTACAGCTTCGCAGCGGTCCCGGCATAGATGCGCCGCGAGCCGGTCGTGATGACCACCTGAGCCGCACCCCTGCACTCAGCAGCCAGAGCAGCAGCGCCGACACTGGCGGGCTTTGGAGCGCCACGCATGCCGAACTCTGACGGGATCAGGTTCTGGCAGTCGGTGATGACGCCTTGACTTGTAGGGTCAGCGTCAGGAGCGAAGCCGATCAGCGGGATCACATCGCCCTCGCCACCAATGGGCCGTTAAGCCGACGATCAGCACCGGAGAGGCTATCCAGCACAGCAGATGCACGCAGGTAATGGACCTGGTGCGCGGCTTCGTCCTTCTGGTACGTCGCCACTTCAGCCAATACCCCAAACAGGTAGGCTTCATACGCCGTCACAGAAAGCCAGTTCGTTGCGTTGACGTAGAGACTGGGAATCTTCTGGTAATAGACGCCCGTCACGCTGCCTGTGCCATTGAATCGGACGTTTGTCCCATCCAGTGCGTACAGCGTCGGCACGCCTTCAACGGACTGAACCACAGATTCCAGCGTCTGCGGCTTCAGCGGGCAATCTGGATATGAGTCGTGCCACACCCGCTTGAACTCCAGGAAGTCAGCAGGCAGCGCGATCACGTTTGTTGCGATGGTCCCTGAGAAAGCCGCTTCCATCTGGCGGACGCGGATATTGCGGTTGATGCGGCCCTCGAAAATGGCGCACATCGTGGGCAACTGCGTGGCAATGTCGGTGCGCGCACACCACGATTGCACATCGTTTGATAGCTGCGTCCAGGTGGTCATTTCAGCACCTTGCTAAAGGTCACGAACGCGGGATTCGCCTTGATCCACGCGAGGCACCTGTTCTGGTCGATGGTGCCGTCTTGTCTCATCATCTTTGCCAGTTCGGCCATAGGGATAGAGCCCACTTTCCGCAGCTCTCCCCATCGCTGGCCTTCTGTGTGCGCTCTCTCGGCTGCGCACGCATCAAGCAATGGTTGGGCGTCATACGCCTTTTCAATGACGACTTTGCTTTCCGTCTGGTGAAGCGTTGTCGCAATCCCAGTGATAGGGTCGAATTCTTGGTAAGTCTTCATTGAAAAGGGCTCCAGAAGGAGCCCCCTAGAGTTGACCGTTGATTAGGCGGTCAGGTTGCTTACCTTGCCGTTGGACTTCTCAGCCGTCACGACAACCGCGACTTCCGCCGAGACGAGTTCCTTCTCGGTGTGGCCGGTCTTCGCCAGAGGCACAGACTTGAACGGCTGCAAGTACGCAACGCCGTAGGTGTCCGGGTTCAGGATGAACACGTCATTCGCCGCGCTCGTGGCCTGCACGTAGTTCGGAACAACCGTCAAGTTGCCGAAGTCGCTGACGTAGATATCGGCTCCGCCGATAATCGTGGCCTGCTCTTTGCCCTTGATGTTGTAACGGTTCGTCGCAATGCCGGTGAAGGCGCTGAAACCAGCTTTGTGCGAAGGCGTCATGCTGATGAACGACGGCATTTCGCCGCTTTGCGTGTAAATCGACTGCATGGCAGTCTTCAGCAACGCTTCAGCCCAGGCGCGGTTCGTGCCAGCGGTGACGGCAGTAGTCGGAGCGCCAGAGGTGTGAGCGGTCGTCGCGCCAGCGCCGTTGTGAAGCGCGGTCGTGTAGATCAGCACGCCAAGGCCGCCGGTTTCACGGGCAGTCGTGGAGTTGCCGGCCACGGCGGGCGAGTTGCTCACCAGACGGGCTTCAAGGTCGCGCTTCAGTTCCTTGAACATCTTCGCAACTTGATACTTCATCTCGTTGCTGCGACCGATGGGCTTGGAAGCCTGCTGGGTC